TCGGGAGCTGCATGGTTTGAATTACAATTACGGGAGAGATGGCGAAATTGGAAGACGCTAATTTGGCAGATGAGGATTAGATGTGTTTTTGATGCAGATATACAAGTTTCGTAAACAAAAGTGACTGCATACATCTATTGATTAATGTGAAAATTGCTATGTCCCAGAAATGGTGGAAACTAACACATTAAAAATCCATGTGGGTTCGATCCCCACTCTCTCCCCTATACGCTTGAAATGATACACAGCGTAGAAAGACCAGGTAGCTTTTAAAGCTAAATATAATATTAAAAGAGATGAAATATCCTGGCTAAAAACATCTCAAAGACTGAGTCACATTACATTTCGATGTTCAGTTATAAGGGGGTGAGAAAACTATTCCCCTTATCATCCGATTCTGTGTTGTAAAATGCTTATAGCACAGAAATTCCACTCTGGGATGCATACCAGATATATAAAATCTTTCTGTATAGTGGTGTTAGAAAGATAAAGACCGTGTCTCCTATAGATAGAACATAGACGTTCGGTTATAGACAGGTGAGAAAACTATTCCTGTCGTTTTTTTTGACATTCTCTACCCGTAGGGATGTAGTCAAGGCTTTTAAGGTTGTGCCCGAATCAACCTGACTGGATATGGCATGATGTTGTTAGAGAAGTAGCAATCCCGCCATATCTCACCCGCATCTCATTTGTTTGGGTTGCGGGAACAAATTTTCTTAGATAGCATACACGTTTTTGCGCTAACTTTGAATTTTACGTGTTTTTTAAATTGTTTTTTGGCTGCAGGGCGTTGTGAAACGCTCTGTCTGCAACGCTTCAGTCATATAACGGTATTATACCATTTTTGTAAAATGGTAATCGCAGTTCGACTCTGCGCTGAAGCTCACGTTAAACTAATTATTAATTTTTTAATAAAAAAAACAAAATGGAAAGGATTTTATTCAAGGATGGGAGTTATATCGAAATAAAAAAAGATGATATAACAGGAGAGACAAATATTGAACTTGTTTTTAAATCTAAGAAAGAATTTAAATTAAAGAATGGAGATTTTTTGTTCGAGGACGGCAGGATAATGATAGTCAAAAGCTATCCTTCAAACTATCATGCTTTGATATATCCAGTAAGGGACGACAAGGTTCAGTACAATAGAAGATATGGCCTTCATTTTTCGCATCCGTCGTTTAGATACGCAACAGAAGTAGAAAAGCATGCGTTATTGGACGCTATAAGGAAAGATGGGAAGTATTGGGACGAAGATAATAAGTGCATAAAAGACATTCCTTCTAAAGATTTTGTTCCGAAGGATGGGGATTATGTCACAATAGAATATTCTGGAGATTCAAATTTTGAACCCGATTGTGAAACGAATAAGGTAGTTGGAATTTTGCGTGGAAAACTGTGCAAAGGGAATAATGGTTTTCCATTTTATGCAGGGATAAACTTGTCAGGCGAGCTGTGTTTATATGGAAGCTTTGGAAACAATGAAGGAGATATTTCGCGTCCCTCCACTGAAGAAGAGAGAAAGGAGTTGCTGGATATGTTGGAGGACTTTGCATTCTGGGAAAAGGCAGATAAAAAAGGTGGCGATGATAAAACCAAAAATCCACAACGAAAATTCAAGACTGGAGATAAGGTGCGTATAAAAGATGGCATTTCGAGTGAAACGCATTTTAGCGATTCTTTTGTTCCTGGGATGGATAAATTTTTAGGGAAGGTTCTTACAATAAAAGGATACGTTGCCGATGGGGATGTTGATATTATGGAAGATCCAAATTTTTTCTGGTTTTCTGAAGAATGGCTTGAACCGTGCATTGAAGAAATAAAACAAGACGACTGTCAAAAGCTACAGTCAAAATTCAAAATTGGTGATAAGGTGAGAATAAAGGACGGCATTTCGAGTGAAACGCATTTTTATAATGGATTTATTCCGCAAATGGATATATTGTTAGGAAAAGTTCTCACTATAAAAGAATGTATCGAAGATAAACGCGTCAGTATTGAAGAAGATTATTACGGCCTTTACTTCTCTGAAGATTGGCTTGAACCGGTTCCCGAATCCATAAAAATAGGAGATTGGGTAATTTATTTCCCTGATGAAAACAAGAAATTAGCAACAGTCGGTATATTGAGCGACGTTGTTATTCATGATGGGAAGTTAGGATTTTTGATTGATAACAAGGTGTTTGTTCAACAGATAATCAAGTGGGAAGGCACTAAAGAACAATTAGAAAATGTTAGAAAGGGAGAATCGTGAGCACAGCAAAAATTATATCAGAAGTTATATCTTATATTGCCGATAGAAATGAAGAATGGGGAGAATTTACGATAGTACATGATGGATATACTTTCCATATTTACTATGACGCAGCCTTTGATACATTAGAATTTGAGCAGGTGATATATAATGTCATAAGCGGAGAATACGTGTTCACTAATGAATTGCCATCATGGTTTGAAGATGATATTTTTAAATCGGTTGTTTTCTCAGTTATGGAATTACGATATAAAGAGATAAAAGAGGAGAGAGAGATTGAATCGATGGAAAGGGGATTGGCCAAACAAAAATCCGAAAAGAAGAAAATAAACACTAATAATTCGTAAAATGATTATTAATTTTTAAACAATAAAATATGAAAGAGATTGCAACAGCTTTTTTAAAAGCACAAAGTGAGATGAGCAACAAATCATATTATGTATATCTCCATAAAACTGTTAAAAATGGAATTGTATTTTATGTAGGGAAGGGATCTGGGTATAGGATGTTTGCTACTGGAAATAGAAGTAACGGGTGGAAACGAATAGCAAAAAAATATGGGTTTATACCGGAAATAATAGAGGATAATTTAACAGAAGATGAGGCTTACAAAAAAGAGATTGAGTACATTAAATATTTCAAGGATATTGGATTGTGCGATGCAAACGTTTCGCTTGGAGGTAAGGGTGTCAACGTTCCTAAAAGATGGTGGGGAGAAAACATCTCTAAATCATTAATTGGCCTAAAAAGGGAATACGGGATTTTTAATAAATCTTATAAGAATTTTATAGACAAGGATACATTATTCGACCTTTATGTAAATAAAAACATGTCGTCAGTAGAAATATCTAAAAGATATGGAGTATCAATTGTCACTGTTTTGGCAAGATGTAGGGACTATGGAATTGAAGTATATCACGGAAAGAAAATACAGTGTACAACAGACGGAAATATGTTTAACTCAATATCAGAAGCAGCTGAATACTACGGTGTATATCGTGAGAATATAAGAAAGGTTTTAGCTGGGAAATACAAAAAAACAGGAAATAAACATTTTAAATATATATAATATGAAGAATATAGCAGCGGCATTATTAAATGCTCAGACACAAATGTCTAATCCGAAAAAAGATAATGAAAATCCATTCTATCGGAATAAATATGCCGATTTGAATTCTGTTAGGGAGGCAGTTATTCCTCCGCTTAACGCTAATGGAATTGTAGTCTTGCAACCGATGACGGTTGTGGACGGGAAAAACTACATTAAGACGGTGTTTCTTCACGAAAGTGGAGAGACGATGGAAAGCCTAACGGAGATTATTTATTCCAAGCAGAACGATGCGCAAGCGCAGGGTAGCGGGATTACGTATGCCAGGAGATATGGGCTTCAGTCGTTGGCTTGTGTAGGCGCTGATGACGATGATGGGAATAAGGCGAGTAATCCACAAGAGAAAGACGCTTCTGACAAACAGAAACCAACGCCTAAAACAATCCAAAAAGTTACTTCAAATCCGAAAGCAGATGAGATCGCTGTTGATTTGGCAGAGGCGAAAAAAGGAATTGCAAAATGTAAGACATCCGCTGACTTAATGGAAGTGTGGAATGTTTATAAGAATTTACAGGGAATAGCGGAATTTAAGCAAGAAATGGCAGATGCAAAAAAACGACTTAATATTAAGAAATAGCGGTGTCATACTGACTGAAGGACACGAGTACTGGCTGGGGGATGTTCGGCTACAAGGAATTACCGGTATCATCTCCCGCCAGCTATTCCCAGATAAGTATAGTGCAGTACCTGACAAGATTCTTAAAGGTGCAGCTGAGCGCGGTACAAAGGTTCATGAATCGTTGCAGGTATATGATATGTTTGGGGAAATAACCTGTGAAGAGGCGAGGTTATACGCTGAGCTGAAAGAGAAAGAAAAGTTTGAGGTTATAGATAGCGAATATATCGTCACGGACTACAAAGATTTTGCGACGCCAGTGGATAAGGTTGTTCGATTTAAAGATACCCCTGATGGCACTGTCGATTTAGCAGACGTCAAAAACACGTCAGTACTTGATCAGAAGTATCTATCATGGCAATTATCAATATGCAAATACCTTTTCAGCATAGTCAATCCAGATATAAAGGTTGGTAAACTCTACGCCGTATGGACAAAGAATGGCGTATCATTGCATCCTATAGATGAGATACCGCAGGAAGAGGTTATAGAACTCCTCAATTGTGAGAGAGACGGTAGGCAATATGTAATGAAGGATATCTTAACTATTTCTGACGAGAAGGCTGTAGCTATTGTTCAGCAGATGTCTGAAGTGCTTGTAGAAATTGCTGAATTGCAAGCCAAACATGATACGTTTAAGCGACAGTTAGAACAGCTGTTCGAGGCATATGGCGTAGATAAATGGGATAACGATTTGTTTACAATAACACGGGTGAAAGAGTATGAAAAATCAACGTTTGACAGCAAGAAATTCAAGGATGAGCATCCAAAAATATATGACAAGTATGTAAAAACGACGAGTGTTGAGCCAACAATTAGAATAAAATTAAAGTAATTAAAAACTAAAAAATCATGATTAATTTAGGAATTTGTCTGAGTGACGTGCCAAAAGAACGTATTGTCACAGCTAAGAACGGGAAGAAGTATTTGAATGTAACAGTTGATGAACGAAGAGCCGAAGGTAAGTTTGGAGAGACACACACTGTCTATCTAACGCCATCGAAAGAAGAGCGTGAAGCAAAAGCTGACAAGGTTTATGTCGGAAGCGGGAAGGAGTTGGTTTTTGAAAACAGAGGACAGCATAAACCTGCGCCAGAAGAAAGGTATTCAGAACCAGAGGATGCTCCGCTTGATGCAGGAGACGGTCTCCCTTTTTAAAATCACAGTCATGGATGATATTTTTAAAAATCACTGATATGGACGATATCGATAATGCTTATTGGGCTCGTGTGTTTAAGCGAGAAGCGGAGCAGTATGCAGGAATTGGGAAGGCTATCCTTGCAAACAGAGAGCGGGTAAAGGTTGGCAGCAATACAATCAAATTGGTTCGCAAACATGCAACAAGATGAATTGCTTTCGATAATATCTGATATAGAAAATGAGTGCAGGCAGGCGCATACAGAGCCTGTCTGTGCCCCTTTCGTTGAAATAGATAGGAGATGTACGCCAGAGCAGAGAAAGACGCTCAGGGATGATTTAAATGAGCTTTACGCCGAAGGAAAGATACGTGTGTGGCAAGCAATTAATGACACGATAATAAAATTAATAGAAAATGGAATTTAAAAAATATCAACACGTTGAGCGGTTAGGAACAGTCGAAACAGATGGAATCGAGAATGGACTCTGTTTTGTCTTCCCAAAAATCGACGGAAGTAATTCGCAATTGTGGTGGGATGCTGGATTACACGCTGGAAGCAGAAATCTGCAACTTTCGCATGAAAAAGATAATGCAGGCTTTTACAACTGGGCAATGGGTCAGGATAAATTTATCCAATTCTTTGCAAAATATCCCAATCTAAGGTTATACGGAGAATGGCTTGTACCGCACACCTTGAGGACATATGTTGATTCAGCGTGGAGAAAGTTCTATGTTTTTGACGTTATGGAGGACGGAGAATATCTGCCGTACGAAAAATATAGTGTCATCCTTGATGAGTTCGGAATTGAATATATCCCACCGATTTGTAAGATTGAAAATCCTACCTATGAGCAGCTTATATCCCAGCTCGAGAAGAATACTTATCTTATTGAGGATGGGAAAGGTGTTGGTGAGGGTATAGTCATAAAAAACTATGACTACAGGAACTGCTACGGACGTGTGACGTGGGCGAAAATTGTGCGTAATGAATTTAAAACACAGCACGGAAAAATTAAAGTTCCCGAGTTGAAGGGTGCGAAAGTAATCGAAGCGGAAATAGTCAATAAGTATGTTACACAAGCATTGGTCGAAAAGGAGTTTTCCAAGATTGATAATGAGGTTGGGTGGAGTTCAAAACAGATACCCCGTTTACTAAACACGGTTTATTACTGTTTAGTAAAAGAAGAGTGTTGGAATTTCGTAAAAGAGTTCAAGAATCCGACTATTGACTTCAAGAAACTTGCAGTTTTTACAAACAACAAAGTTAAAGTGTTTTTGCCACACTTATTTTAAAAATGAAACTAAATCTACTCAATACAACATCTGGACTTATTCCGCTATCGGATGATGATTATGACGAAAAGCATAAGCTAAAGATAGGAGAAGTATATGAGGCATCTATTGTGCTCAAACGCAATTATAGATTGCACAAACTTTTCTTTGCTTTAATAAATTGTGCTTTTGAGTATCTCAATGAAGAACAAACAGAGAGGCTTGGCGGTTACAATCGTATCGGAAAAGAAAATTTCCGCAAAGACATGCTTATCGCAGCAGGTGTAACAACAAGCTACTATTCAGCTGTTGATGGAGATTTTCGTGTTGAGGCAAAATCTTTAGCTTTTGACCGGATGGATGACGCCGAGTTTCGCGATGTTTATGATTCCGTTAAGGATGCTATTTTTCGTACAGTGTTGCGTGGAATAAGTGAAGAGGAATTTAATAAACGATTAATTGGATTTTGACATAAACTACCACCAGCATAGCAGGTGATTTTAAACCTAAGCAGAATGCAAAGAGCAATACATACTCGATTTTTCAGGTCGGTTTATGGCTACCCCCAGCGTAGCGATATTTATAGCCGCATTAAAATCGGCATCCATATCGTTTCCGCAGTTTGTACACTTGAAAGACTTGTTTTTTCGAGTGCCAATACAGTGGCAAACGCTGCAAGTCTGGGAAGTGTATGCAGGTTCAACGACAACAATCTCAACACCGTTCAGTTTAGCTTTATACTCGATAAAGGAACGCAACTGGTAAAAAGACCAATTTCCAAGTTTTACTCTAAGCTTTTTATTTCTACGTTTAGAAGTGAACCGAATGTGAGTCAAATCTTCAATTGCAATACCTTTGCCCTGTTGCTTGGCAGACTGAACGAGTTTTTTAGAAATAGTGTGATTGATGATTGTTGCGGTAGTTTTTTCTTTGCCTTGAAGCCGTTTAGACAATTTCCGGCAATTCCTCTTAGTGGAACGCTTGGAAGTGTCTGCCTTTGCTTGAATAGAACTACGAACCTTTTGCCTATGCTCACGGTAATTATTGAGAGTTTCGGCTGTATATTTTTCGCCATCAGAAGTGACAACTATATCTGTGATTCCTGCGTCAACGCCAATAAAATCATCGACGTCGATAATATTCTCTTCTGGAACATCAACGATTTGAAAAAGATAGAATTTCCCTTTCTTATAAACCAAATCAGCTTGCCCCCTGATAAAATGGAAATAAGCAGTGTTATGGCAAATGAAATTGATTTTCTGCCTGCCACCTATACACCACAAAGAGACGACATTATTAGGTTTATATGTCATTATGTCATGGTCATAAGTAATAGCACCAAGTGTTTTAAAGACACGTTTTGTTTTCTTATCCAGTTTGTAAGCGTTAGCAACTTTGGAGATTTGTCTTATAATCATCTGCGAGGCAAGTTGAAATGTGGCCTTAATCGGATAATAAACTTCGTGGTGCAGTTTGAAATTATTGAAAATCTTTCTTTCCCAAGCCACGTCAGAAATGGCATTACAAACAGTATTTGCTTCAGTCATTGTTTCGAGAAGCAAATTGGCCTGTTCATCAGTAGGCAAGAGTTTTATTTTCAACGTCAATTTCATGTAGCAAATATACTAATAACTTATTTAATATTCAAATATATGAACAAAAAGCTATCAACTAAAGCCTGTAAGGAGCAGGATATGACCACAATACAAGGATGTGGTTCTTAAAAATTATATGAAAAAAATATATCTTGCTTGCTATGATACTGGAGATTATGAAGATAAAGATGTTATTATTGTTTTTGCATCTAACAACAAGCGTCTTGTAACAAAATGGGTTACAAAATTCAATAAGATTAAAAAAAGATGGGACGAATACTATAATCAATATTGTGATTTTAGATATTCGATATTATGGGTGAAGGATGATTGTCCTGAATATATTTATAAAAGATGGTATAAAAATCGTTCTATAGGTAGAGCATACTATAAAGAAATAGAAATACGATAACTATGGGAAAGAAAACTAATAAAACCGAGTTCAAGGATTATTTGATTACGGTTTTGAGGACAGTGCCTGTTGGAGCTCCTGATTTATACTATGAATCAACCGCTCAAATGATATTCAATATGGCAAAAAGAGTGTTCACTGAAGAAGAAGAACAAACTGTAAGTGAGGATGATGTTAATGAAGTGTATGCGGCTTATCCGAGTAAATGTGTTATAACGGGTAGAACATTGGGCAAGAGTTCTTCAGACAAGAGAAAGATTGAACGTTTGTTAAGAGACAAGACTAAAGAACAGCTTGTTAAAACCATTCAGAGATACGTTGAAGATTGCAAGAGGGATAAAGTGTATATGAAGAATTTCTCAACATTTCTTAACAATCTTCCGGACTATGATATGAGTGAGAAACCTAAATCCTTAGAAATTGGAGGATACAGAGATTTAAGAAAAATACATGAAGCGCAGTAACAATGGATGAAACGCAAGTTAGGTTGGCGATTGACCTTATCAAGAACAATGGTTTGGTCGAGGTAAGGGTTATAGGTGATAAGGTTTATAGCGGGTATTTCAAGAACATAGATAAGTTAATAGAAGCGCTAAGGCCTTATAGCCGCGAGAACATTTATTTTGTCTTTAATGATATTGCTGAAGGGTGTTATGACAGGGAGCAACAAGAGTGTTTCCGCTTGTCTAAAAACACAACTTCAGATGTTGATATTACTGACAGAAGATGGCTGTTGATTGATATAGACCCTACGAGACCGGCCGGAGTTAGTGCAACTAATGAGGAGAAGTCAGAAGCAAGAGGAGTTGGACTGAAGGTATTCAAATTCTTACGTGACATAGGATTTTCATCGCCCATATCTGCTGATAGCGGAAACGGGTTTCACTTACTTTATCCTATCTTTTTGCGGAATACGCTTGAAAATACGCAGCTCATAAGAGAAGTGCTGCAGGTGCTCGACATGTTCTTCTCGAATGACAAAGCTCGCATAGATGTATCAGTATTCAACGCTTCACGCATTACTAAGCTGTACGGAACTTCTGCGAGAAAAGGAATAAACGCACCGGATAGGCCGCATAGGGGAAGCAGGATAACGAAAGCTCCTAAAGAGATTAAGCCGACAGACATATCGCTGCTTAAGAAGGTGTCAGCGATGCTGCCAAAGCCTGACGATAAGAGCAGGTGGAACAGGTACGGAGCAGACAGATTTGATATAGATGATTTTATTATCAAACATGGTATCCCAGTAAAAGATCGAACCAAGTATGCCGGTGGTGAAAAATACGTCTTAGAACATTGCTTGTTCGATCAAACCCATACAGGGAAAGATGCTGCGATATTTAAGCTCGATAACGGTGCTATAGGATACAAATGTTTCCATAATTCTTGTTCAAGTTATAAGTGGCAGGATGTGCGAAAAATGTTTGAACCTGGTGCATATGAATATTCATCACATAAAAACAAGTCTTATGGCGTAGCACCTGTTGTAAAAAAGGCACAGTTAGAGGATAAAGGCGAAAAGTTCTTAGAGATGTCAAATATCCATGACGTTGATAGGAGCAATATTGTTTATATTCGTTCGCACTTTGAGGAGCTTGACAAGAAGATCATCGGGTTTATGAAGGGAGAGCTTTCGATATGGACTGGAAATTCTTCAAGTGGAAAATCTACATTATTGGGACAGCTGTCACTATCATCTGTTAATGACGGGTTCGGCGTATTGATGTATTCCGGAGAGTTGAGACCTCACAGAGTAAAGAATTGGTTACATTTGCAGGCGGCCGGTAGGCAGTTCACGCAACCAACAGAGTACGAAAACCTGTACTATGTTCAAAAGAAACATGGAGAATTGATAGACAAATGGATGGATAAAAAGTTTTATCTTTATAACAATGATTATGGGAGTGAATACACGCAGCTTCTGGCCGATCTGCGAGAGCGGCTAAACAAAAAAGATATTGACGTTGTCGTATTGGATAACATCATGACTTTGGATTTAGACGAGCTTGGGAATGAGATGAACGGACAACAGACGTCTGCTGTAAAATCACTGTCTGCATTGGCTAAAGAATACGACGTCCATATACACGTTGTAGCTCACCCAAAGAAGGCGAAAACATTGCTTAGACCCGATGATATAAGTGGCACAGGGAATATCAGGAATCTTGCTGATAACGTGTTCATTGTCCACCGTGTTAATAATGATTTCATAAGGCAGAGTAATGAATATTTTGGCGAAGCTGTTGCATCTAAATATCACGATTTTAACAATGTAGTCGAAGTTGCAAAAAATAGGGATTTAGGTGTGCAGGATTACTTGGTCGGATTGTTCTTTGAGATAGAGAGCAAGAGGATGCTGAATGAACCTTACGAAAACTTCGTATATGGATGGCAGGAGTTAGACCCGAGTATATCGGTAACTTCTTTCACTATGCCCGAAATAATTCCGCCAACTATTGAGTTTAAAGTTAATGAGAAAGAGTTTCTAAAAGCAGAGAAGGATTTGCCGTTTGAACAAACTGATAAATTACCATTTTGAGATGATAGAACCAACAGATATATTAGGTAACATTAAGCTATACAATGCAGATTGTATGGATATATTGCGTAAAACGCCTGACAAGTATTATTCTTTAAGCATAGTCGATCCTCCGTTTGGAATCAGACAGCCTAAACAAGGAAACCTAAAAGGATATAATGGTAGAAAATCACTTGAGGATAGATTGAAAAAAAATAGACTAAATGCTGGTGTTGGGAAGCCCCAAAATGGGACATTGAGCACATCAAATTGTGAATGGGATAATGCAATACCTACAGATGAATACTTTGATGAACTTTTCAGAGTAAGCAAAAATCAAATTATTTGGGGCGGGAACTATTTTTATTTGCCTCCTACTCGTGGGATCATATGTTGGGATAAAGTACAGCCGTGGGACAATTTTTCACAGATAGAATATGCTTGGACATCCTTCAATGTTCCTGCTAAATTATTTAGGTTTGATAATAGGACTGGTGATAAGATTCATCCAACACAAAAACCTGTACAACTTTACAAATGGTTGCTTTTAAACTACGCAAAAGAAGGTGATACAATACTGGATACTCATTTTGGCAGTTTGTCAATCGGAATTGCCTGCCATGATATGAAGTTTGATTTAACTGCTATTGAGCTTGATAAGGATTACTACGAACAGGCGAAGAAGAGATTACAATTACACCAACGACAATTGACATTATTTTGAGATGACAGAATTTGAATTTTTATGTAAGAAAGCAGGTTTTTCAGACCTGAGAGTAAAAGACAGGCATAAAGAGATATCTTTGCAGCGACAAGGTGTGTTCTTTAGAATGCGCCTGAATGGGAACAAAATCGTCGATATTGCAAAACAAGCTGAAAGAGACCCTGCTACAATAATGTATGGGATAAGAACTTTTAGCAAATTTTTGGGAACGGGTGATGAATATGCCGAAGCTTTGTGGTATAGAATTAATAACGGTGTGGATCTTGGCTAAATAAATAAGACATGAATGAATATTTTTTACCAAACGATGTTGCTCGGTGTGAAAACGAGAGCTGTGATAAGAATGTCAAGTGTTCGAGATTTCTGGATGTTCTCCCGATGGAGAATTATACGTTTATTAAATTCAAAGCCGAAAATTGCGATTTTTTTATTGAAAAACAGAATATTAAACCTAAAAAAGAAAAGAAATGACAGATTTTAAAATTGGGAATAAAGTAAAGCTAAAAGACGGATTCAACCCGGAGGAACATAGGGAAGATAATAATCCGTTTGTTCAAGAGATGGATAAATACATTGGGACTACATTCTTTGTTGAGAAAATTGATGAGGACTACATAATCAGCGACGTTTGGCATTTTTATAAAGATTGGATTGAGATTGTTCCTAATCAAGATTCAAAAGAAGATGACGGTCAAGAAGAAAGTGTTTGCCTTGATGCGCGTCAGGACGAAAAGGCAAATCCAATATCCGGACTCCTTTCTTTCAATGGAGAGCTCAAAGCCGACGAAGTGATGAATCAAAGCACGATTCAAAAAGGAGACGCCTTGCGCTATGACAAAGGGAAGACTCAATTAGACCTTATACCGCCGTTCGTTATAGAGCAACTTGGTAAGGTTCTTACTTTTGGGGCAGAGAAGTATGATAAAGATAATTATCGCAAAGGCATGAAGTGGAGCAAGGTCATAGGTTCTTTAATGCGGCATATCAATGCGTTTAGGGCTGGTGAAGATTTTGACAAAGAAACGGGCATCTATCATATCGCGCATGCTATGTGCAACCTTACGTTCCTGCTTGAATATTATCGTATTTACCCGCAAGGTGATGACAGGGTTCAAAAATATCTTGAAATGCCAACCGTTGGACTGGATATAGACGATGTGCTTGCAGATACTGTCAATTATTGGTGTAAATATCATCAATGCGATATCCCTGCATGGTGGCATGATTCAAACTTTAAGAAAGAGAGGTTTGATGCTCTCAATAACAATAAAGATTTTTGGCTGAATATACCACCTAAAATAAAGCCGGAAGACCTTAACTTTGAACCTGTATGTTATGTGACGTCACGCTCTATACCGCAAGAGTGGACAAGAGAATGGCTTATAAAGAACGGATTTCCGGATGTAACGCTTATTTCTGTAGGTTACGGAAAAAGTAAGGTAGATGCTCTAAGGGGCATGTGCGACATATTCATTGATGACAGATTTGACAACTTTGTAGAGTTAAACCGGAATGGCATTTGCTGTTACCTCATGGATGCTCCTCACAATAAGAGATACGACGTTGGATATAAAAGGATTACGAACATTAAAGAATTTTTGAGATGAGCGGCGGACATTGGGATTATTTACAATTTAGGCTTTCGCAGGTAATCGAAGAGCTTACCGATATCATTGACTGGAATGGTCAGAAGAGGGCGTGGAAAACAAATGATTATGATTTCGATTATCACGAGGATTACCCAGAAGAAGTGATACAAAAATTCAAAGAGGCAAGGCTCTCAATCGCTGAAGCACAGGAGCATATGCAGCGATTAGATTGGCTGTTCTCTTGCGATGATGACGAAAAAAGCTATTTGATAAGATTAGATGAAAATTTAAAGGAACTAAGAAAAAAATATAAATTATGATATACAGGGATAAATGGAGTAAATGGTTCAATCCGCCTCAAGATGATGTGAATGCGGATGCAGATGATGATAACGATAAAGATGTAGATAATGCGGTGGAAGTATAATAACGGACGAATGATATTGGAGACCCCTCTTCGGACTTATGTTATATATCCACAAAATGTTGAAGGAGAAATACACTATATCCTCAATTGTTCTGACATGTGGTGTGACATGTTTTATGAAAGGGCGGACGCTAAACATGCGGCAGAAGAGGATTATAGGAAAATAAATTCAAAAATATAACTTTCATGAGAGAAAAAATAGCGATTGACCCGGATGTTGATAAGTCCGGCGTGGCATTATGGAAAGACAATAAGATAACAGTCATGAACATGGCATTCCCAGACCTTCTTGATTACTTACAACAACACAAGGATGCTACGGTTATCGTCGAGGGAGGATGGCTTAACAAGAAGTCTAACTATCACGGAGGGTATGGCGGTGTAGGACAAAAGATTGCGAATGGTGTCGGCAGAAATGCGGAGGTGGGGCACAAAATCGTTGAAATGTGCGAACACTATGGGATAGAGGTTGTTATTAAACCACCACTAAAAAAAGGATGGGCAGGCGGTAAGATATCACATGAAGAGATATCACGTTTTATCCCTGACTTTCCAAAAAGAAGTAATCAAGAGACAAGAGATGCAGCATTATTACTGTGGGATGAACTTGGAAAACCGATAAGATCATGATGATAGAAGAGAAAATTTTAAACGCTGTTAGTGAAGTCACTGGTGTACCTCAACAAAAAATCAAAAGTGATGACTCTACCCTTGATGTTGTTCGGGCAAGGCTGATGTATTATTATCTTTGTGATGAGAACCGGATATTATCCGAGATATATAGTGTTTATGTTGGAAGAAGCTCGAGCACGGCCAGAAACGGAGTAAAATCATTTAAGGATTTTATGCAAAGAAATGAAAAGTACAAAAAGCTGGCAGATGACGCACTGAAGATAATACGCGGATACGGCGAAACGGATAAGTATGCCGGCATGATAAAACCGGGTGAGGATAGTCTTTACATAGAAGGAAAGAAATATTCTATTCTTGACGTGTCATCTCGTTATTTCGGAAATGGCTTTCTTGGCATGATTGATGGCGAACTTGCCTGTTATTCTGACTCAAAAGATTGTGTAGCAAGAGAACTAATAGAGAAGTCCAACAATTAATTAAATTAAATATTATGGATTATAAGAAAATTTCAATTCAGGATGTGAATGATGTACTTGGTTTCGACATTACAGAAAGGAATAAGGATATTAAGTATATCAGGGCAAGGCAGGGTGCTTGGCTATGCTTTTATATCAACGGATATAGCTACAGCGATATTGGGCATATGTTTGGGTATAGAACCTCAACGGTTAACGAGGGTGTTGATACTTTTGAGGATAAGCTAAAAGAGGGTGATAAGTTGACATTAGAGTTGTGGCAAAAGTTGAAAGTGTATGAGCTATGACGGTGATGCGTATAGGCTGGCAAAGGAATATGCTGCTGAAGAATTTGACCCGTGGAGTGAAATGTACTGGGTTGTTGTTGGCGCATACATCAAAGGCTATGATACTGGGGTAAAAGGGCTGGAGAAGATTACAAATGGAGTAAAAATAACAAGGATAACATTTTTCTTTTCAGCTGTTCCACGAAGTTTTGAGCTGAAGCATCCAGTTATGGTTGCTGACAGATTCACATTTTTACATCAATTAAGACATATAACAGGAATAAAGGAGGTATCAGTCTATGAGTAAGTATGATAGATTAAAAGAATTAGAGTCTCAGAAGCTGAGGTATGAAAAGTTTTTTAGAGACAGTAAGGGTTATGACTACGTATGTTTATCAACACACCCGCATAAGCAAAAGTCGTTCTTTGAGCAAACGGATACGACGAAAAGGGTGTCAGGTATCCCGCAGATAATCGATCTTCCAGATACGCTTAATTTAATAAAAGTGATTTTTGATTTGGTGGACGAGGATTACAGGCGTATATGCAAAGAATTTGCAGAATTGCAAAAAGATTTGTAGATTACAAAAATTTGTTGTATATTGCGGAAATTTTAAATTTCTAAAAAGATGATGAGGAAAAGTGACAATACAGGAATGGGTCTAATAGATACTTTGTTGGTACTATTTATCGTTCTTAAATTAACCGGGAATGTAACTTGGTCGTGGCTATGGGTACTTTCGCCAGTCTTGATATGGGGTGTAGCATACATTCTCGTTATATGCATTGCAGCAATAATTACAGCAATAGAAAACAAAAAAAGATATGGCAAAGAAAACAAATTCTAAACTGACAAAAATCAAGCGTCGTTTTGGCGCATTTGAGGTACGTATAAGCGACGTTAAGGTCGAGGTAGAGGATTATACCCGCAAGCAGAGAAAGTACGTGTACGGCAACCAAACAATCGAATACAATGCTTTCCTTATTCTGCTTGGTGAAATGAAAGCGACGGAAGAAGGTTATGTTCCTAAGTCTTCATCTGAAAAAAAGGAGAATGACCGTATTGCTGAATTTCTGGTTTATATGCTTAACGCAACGCAGCTGTTGTTTAATGATGAATCCGTCAGGGGAGCATTTATCGAAGCGGTGAATAATGCAATACAGAAACAAACGCCCCCGGCTGATGACGAAGAGACAGAGGAAGAGATTCTATCCAACTTAAAGGCAGAACAAGAGGCGAAGGAAATACTGGCAAAAGATGAGGCGGTACAAAGCGAGGATTGAGGTGATTAAACTCCCGATGGAAGCCGGCAATTCCGTACCAATTATATTTGTCGGGAGTGGCTTTGGTTGCTTTAAAGTACAATTGCTATGGCTGACTTTAACAATAACAAAAAATAAGGATTATGGACGAAGAAATGGCGGAAGAGGTTACCGAAGCTGCATTTGAGGCAATTGTTCAGGCTCTTTATATATTACAGCAATATGGTGTAAAAGGATACATGTCCACGTGCCCTGTAGCTTTAATGAATTTGGAAGGCGTCGATGTCCAGGTGCAGATAACAATTACTCCGAACAAGTCTGATTGGATTGGAGAGGATAATGTATTCATTGATAGTGTCTTTCATTATGGAGACTTAACGGTAAATTGATTTAGGATGATATAAATGATGACAAGTTTTTTATACAGTCTTAGAGACAATACGTCATCCGGCATTAGGCTAAAAATAGAGCCTGTATTTGACGGAATAAGTACGGCTGTTACACAATATAAAGTAACTGATGATAGCGGCATGATGTGGATTATAGGGACAAGAGAAGAGTGTGAAGAGTATTTAATGTGTTCACGTATATTTACTAAAAAGAGGCATGATATACAAGGGATTGACGAAAACAGGGGAATGGGTTAAGGGTTTTCTTGTAGGTTACTTTGAGGATGTTGAAAGAACAAAGATAAGAAGTCATCAAATCTTTGAGGGCATTGAAGGCGTTCAGCCCATCCCTGTCGTCCCTGAAACTATATGTGAGTACGTGTGTAGGTCTAAAGACGGAAAAGAAGCCTTCGTTAATGACCTTATACAGCTTTGGGAAGGTGATAGGCATATATTATGCTTATTGATAAAAACGGATATGGGTTATGATATTTTCCCACGCTACCAAGACGGATCTCTATGGAAGTTAAGTATTGTTAATGGTGTTGGAAATTTCACTGTGTGGGGGAACAAATTTGATAACCCTGAAACTGTCAAATGGCTCGAGAAGAAGCATGAATCATTTTTAGCAAAGACAAAAGAAAAATGGCAAAAGTTTTCTGGTTAAAATATGACGTCGAGTCTGGAGAAATAATCCTTGACCAATCAAAGAAGAAGGTCAGTTCCAGCGAATTGCTTGTTTTGCAAAACAAAATAACAGAGGCGCAGGGCGGAAGGCTAAAGAAAAGGTTAAAGGAAAGAGAGCAGTTTAAAAAGCGTAAGCTATTCCTTAATGAGGTAGAGTATGAATTTCGCCGTTTATTCTCTATATGTAAAAGGTGCGGTTATGTTACTGACAAAGCGAAAATAAACAAAGCATGGCACGGGTTATGCAGAAAATGCTTTAAGGATTATCAAGAAGAAAAAAAGAGGGAATACTGGGCTACAAAAGATTATCGCAAAAAGATAAACAGGTACAAGGAGTATTTGAAAACAGAGCAAGGTATTATAGATTCTGTACCTATCTCTGTAATAGAAAGTAACGTGAAGATGGAGGTCGTTCGTCAGGGCAAGACTATGCGAGAGGTTGCTCGGCACTTGAATTTGTCTGATAAGCAGACGACAGAGCTGTTCAATGCTAAAAGAATTGATGCTGATATTTTAGAAGCGATATGTGAATACCTTATGACACCTATAGAGCGGATGATAAGGCGGCCTCGAGGAGTGCGGATAAAGAGGAAGGATGGAGTACCTAAGTTTTGGTTAGACACTGATTTTAGAATAAAAGGAGAATAATGTTATGGGTGAATTTATTGTAAAACAACCAAACGGATTATTATGCAGATTTTCTACGACAATTTGGTGTCCTACGTCATGGAATATGACGGAGGAAGAGTATATTGCCATGTGCGTAGAAAAAGCGAAGCATGAAGCCGAAAAAGAGGCAATGTACGTTATCTCAAATGAGCTTCATCCATTTGAAGATATGATTGAGGATTTCCATCCAGATGTTATGTCGGAAGAAAGATTTAAGAAGGCTTTAGAGGAGATGTCTGTTCGGTAACATTATGGTTGTTTGGGGGTGCGCTTCACGGTGCGCCCTTTTTTGTTCACCATTGTTTGCCGTTTACGTCCCGTGAACACTGCCTTTTTGTGAACATAAGCATGATCGTTCGGGTTGTCTTAACCCTCCGTCGTTCGAGTAGCGTTAACCCTGAGTCGTTCGGATTGTATTAACGGCAACTGTTCGGATATTCCGAACCGTCTATTAAAGTCTGAAACATGCTACAATTAAACGTCAATATTTACACAAAAAAGGGTAAGGATAATATCCCCACCCTATTCCCCGTTTAATTCTGTCGCAAAAATAGTATATATATGCGACATGCGCTTATCAACTTGATTTATATATGATACTTTATTTAAATGGAGTATTGACACGTATTATATTTTGTATCCTGTTTTCTATCATATCGTTAATCTGTGTCAATTCCGGAAAATCCGATTCATTAATATGCTCGAATCCATGTTCGCCAATACTTCGATATATCAATATAGTATATATCTCTGCTTGTTTCTCGCGGAGAACATTAAGTACCCTGTCATTTATTATTTCCTCAAGAATAGTCCTTACATAGGGTGCATTTTTATCCGCAGCGTTATTAAGTCCATTTTCTGTTAGTTTATTCATTATGTTTTGAACCGTTAGTTCAGTATTAATTATTTTTTTCATAACTTGCTTTTTTATTTGTTTATACTCTATATTATAAAACCAATTTATCCTTTATCCCCTGTACTATATTTTCGGCATCCTCTTCGCATAATCCGAGCTGGAACATCAATTGTTTTTTAACAGCTGCCATTTTGTCAGGGTCTCCAGTCTTATCCGGATTAAGGTAACGTTTCTCTCCTGTAACGTTATCTGCAAAAGAAGAGATGATATATCTCTCTGTTTGATTCGTGTTCTTGTGCCCCATCATGGTCGATATCTGCTTTATAGTGTATCCATCCAGGTACAGGTTTGTCGCAAAACTCCTTCTCGCAGTGTGTGTAGCGACAAATCTCCATTTAGGTAGTGTTTGCCTCTTTCCTCTCTGGTATAAAGTCACTGGCTCGTTTATACCAACTTTTCTGCAAATATCTTTAATATATTGCCCGACGAGGGATGCCGGGTTTGCATAATTATAAGCCCGCAGCTCTTCGATAAGAGATGGCACGAGAGGGTGTAGGGGCATGCGTGCGCTTACCTTTGTTTTTTCGGCCGTAAACCGAAGCTCATTCCCGTAAAAATTTGCTTCTGTTATGAGGGGATAATCTGTTACCCTGCATCCCGTATAAGCACACAATAAGAATGCCGCACGTGTAAATCGTTCAGTATCAAGTGACGGTGTGTAGTTCTCTATCATTTTTAGTTCAACAGGATTTAGGTACACGTGTTCTGACGCTTCCTGGCGAATAGATAACATCTTAACGACGTCTTCCTGGCTTATCGGAAACGTGTATCCAGATCGTTCTGCCTTCCAGAAGGCTTTTTTAAAATATCCAAGATAAACCCTTGCGCTATTCGGGGCTACTCTTCCCATAGCATATGCCTTCAACCTCTCGAGAAATTCTAAGGTTATATCACTGTCGTTTATCTCATCCTTATATGATAAGAAATCAAAGAAGAACGTCCCGGCTTGGGTACGCTCCGTTTCCTTCAATAGAAATTGTTTGAATGTTACCATGATTATTCTGCTTTTTTGTTATAAAACCCTTGTCCTCTCACTAAACCATTATATTCTGGTGAGCTGATTAAAAAGTCACCATGCCCGTTTAGTGTCTCAGCACCGTTTTCATCGAGCATAACACGTGAATCAGTGTGAGATGGCACTCGGAAACACATCTTAACCGGATAATTGACTTTTGCGTCTCCAGTTATTATCTTTGTTGACGCTCTCTGTGTAGCTGAAAGAATCCTGAATCCTGTTGAACGTCCTTTTTGTAATAACAGGCGCATATTTTCCTCGAGAGACTTATCATTCCCGAGCTGTTTCCAATTACGGGAATTTGCAAAAGCATCCGCAAACTCGTCAAATAGAATAAGCGTTCTCTTGTTATAACCCTCTCTTATCCGTTTATTCATTTCATCAACGGCGATAGAAACAAATAGTTCAATTGATTCAATATCGTTTACTACAAGAATATTCCCTCCGTTATCGTATTCTGTAAATTCATATTTCGGGTCTAAAATGATAATCTCATCCATACCAGCCAGTATTGCATACTCAATTGTTGATCTGATGCAAACCGATTTCCCTGAACCAGTCGCTCCGCCAATAAGTATGTGCGGTGTTGCAGGATTATCTAAATCCCAGGTTATAGTACGTCCGAAGTTGTCAATTCCCATAGGAATCTTTTGTTCGACCAATTTGTCCGGATCAAAATACAATATTTTATCTGATTTTATTCCAGCTTCGATTGGCAAGTACGATTTTCCGTTGTAAACCGTTAGTTTTGTTCCTATCCTCACGTTAGAGACGTTTAAAGATTTTGCTATATCGAGGGCGTATCGGTGTACTTTTTTTATTTGTACTCCATCATCTACGTCGAGCAGGTAGGTAACACTCGAGTATCCATCGAAGGCATACGCCACCTTTGATTTTATTCCGAATGTTTTTAGCGTGTCCTCTATTCTTGTTCTCATTGTTCTTAATTTGTTATTCAGTTTATCTGATCGGACAATACTCCTGAATCAGTTTCAAGTCTCCCAGAGAACAAGTATAAAAAGTCGTACCAATCTATTCCTTCCCCGTTGAGATTCCATTCGCGTCGTATTGTGTGTCGTTCTTCTGTAAAATATTCCGCTTTCATAATGTCATTTTTTAAATTGTTATTCGGCCAATATTGACTATCTGTCAGTGCCGCAGTCTTAACGAGCCTCCTCTACAGCACCGGTTGTTCGGTTATTTACGAACAGGATTATAGTTTTGCTTTTTGTTCAATGTCTCTTCTAAAAATAATCAATCTGCGTCAAATTGATTACGTTGATTATCGACAAAATAAGCATCACCACGAAATAAATTCCAATCAATCCTACAACAATGAGCATCACTTTTTCGATAATATCATTTTTATTTTTCATAATTATAATATTTTTTTTCAGTTGTTTAATAACGTTCTGCAATTTTCCAATATTCATAACCAGATGGCAAAGAACCACCGGCTTGTCTCGTTACGATTTTCTTAGCTTTTGCGATGATTATATCATCATCGTCTTCGGGATCGCATTGTATTGTAATTTCTCCCGCATACGTTGCAACTCTATATCTTACTTTTGCTATCATGATTTTTATTTTTACGCCTTTAGGCGGTAATTGCTATATCATCGAATGTCTTCCTCATAAACAGTTTCTCCTGTCTCATTACAGACAATCGATACAACGCCTCCCTTATAATCGGGAAAGTAGCTGTTGTCCGTTCCGTTATTACGATCAATGTATTCTTTGCAATAATCGTAATCAGTTTGGTAGCCCTTGCTGTTGCTGTTACTGTCGTCGTTAAAATGAACGTCGTAAGTTAAATCATTTGTTTTCATAATCGTTGTTTTTTAATTGTTTTTGTTTAGACTACATGCATATCAATGCTTCCCTATAAAACTTATTCCTTGTCATTACCTCTTGCCCTCTGTTACCGTGACGTTCGAGGTATCTATCCGCGTCTCTCTTGTTTGTGAATTATTTTTCGATAGTGGCTATCGTTTCATCGTTGATAACTTCAAACTGCACGATCACATACGGGTGAGCCTTTTCAAACTCTTCTTTGCTGCTGTACATTTTTGTTTTCATAATTGTTTGTTTTTAAATTGTTATTGTTTATAGCTCCTTTAATTGTTCGCTATACAAATGTAGTTATTAGTGATTTTACACGCAAATATTCCATGTTAAATCTTTGTTAAACTTCGCTAATCGTTCGGGTATTCTTAACTCCCAGTCGTTCGGCATCAAAGAACCTCCCAGAGATCGTTTACTCCGTCATGCTCTCTTATCTGCTGCCCTATAGAATAGTTGACAATTTTTCTCGCATGTTCTAAGGTAAACCAGCTTTGTAAACCTGTTCCGTTGTTCAAATATGTTCCGTTCGCATTTCTAATTTTATACCGATATTCTCTTTTCATTTCTGTAATTATTAGTTTTGTTAATCGTTCGGGTGATCCCAACCCTAAATCGTTCGCCCTGCATGAACCACAGTCGTTCGGTCGGTCTTAACCATATGCAGTTTTTCAGTCGGATTGCAAATTTGCACCCAGGTACTTTGCTACATTGTAGTACTATGTTTAACAAAGTACTATATTTGCACCCTGTTTTTATTACATAGCGCAAATAGGTACTTTTTAGACCGTCTGAGACACTTTTATAGCTTTTTAGTAGGTAGGTATTACTTTTCATTTTGGATTGAAGAGAGAGGCTACAAATACGTCGGAATAAACTCTTACTATCTTTGTGAACATAAAAAAGCCAGAAACTTTTTACAGTTCCTGGCTATCTTTGTAGCTCTTTTTTTCGTTATAACACTATAGTACATTCATTTTTTTGCACCTGTGGCAAAGAATGTAAATATTCTTTTTTGTTGGGAAAATCGATTTAAACAACAACTTTCCGCAAAATTGGCATCGATATTCATTCATACATAAAAAATTCTAGTTTTTATTTCTGTGCATTCTTCGATAAAACAGTCTTTTTTTATTATCACAGAGTACAATTTACCGCTTTTTTCTATCACAAATTGGATGCAATTGTCACCGTAACCGCCTATGTAGGTTATTTTTTCGGGACAAAACGAATCATCTATGTACTTTGCATAGTAAGCAATACTTTTTTCTTTTTTCATAGTTGTAATTTATTTTATTGAATTAAAAAATTTCTTTGCGTCGTTTATTTTGTCAAAACTTTCCCAGCTTGTAAGGGTTAAAAGCTCATCATCCACAATCCCAAGGCATCCAACGCGGCCGGGGGTGCTACTTACATTAAAAACTTTAACATGATAAACGCCGTGTTCTTTAAACATTTGCACCTCTTTAGTGTTGTTCTTTGTCCTTCTTTTTTCTACATACCCGCAATTAAAGCCGTACGCTGTCAATTTTCCATTTTTGTTAAGTAATTCTGTTTTCATAACTTTGTTTTTATTTTACTGAAAAATTAAAAGGATTGAAAAGAACAAAAGGGAAATTGCGGTCAACCCCGTTAAAAATTTTTTCCTCTTCAGTTTCACAAATGAGCACCGCAAATTGAGAGCTTTTCATGTTCTCTTTTATTTTTTGAACATCGTAACCCATCAGTTCGCACCATTTTTTTGTTGTTTTTGATAATTTTTTTACTGTTTTCATAACTTCTTTATTTAAATTGTTTAGAATATTGTACCCGCTTAAAAGTTCAACTTTTACGCGCTTTTATTTGCAAAGCGCTAAAGCGGGCGAACCCATTTAAATTTCGAAAAATGTTAGGATCGTCTCTCTTTTCACAAAATCCTCCCAGTTTTTAAATTTTTGCGGCATCTCTCCGTTATACCATGCCGGGCAAACTGTGTTTATTGCAGCATAAATTAGATTAATGTCTTCGCTTTGAATACAGTTATAATGTGCCGACAAAGAGAAACCTGTACCGGTTTTTCGGTTCGGTTTGTGCACGGTACTATATGAAACGCCGCCAAAATGTGCAGAGATACTACCAATTTTATCGTTTTTTACAACAAAAACTTGGCTTATCTTTGTGTCTTTTTGAAAAGAAAAACAGCGAAAACCGTTTTCTTTTGCAAGTTTGTAGGCTTTAAACAACACACTGTTTTCGAAGCCTTTTTCAGTTACTTTTTTTACTTCTGTTTCCATTTTTGTTTGTTTTTAAATTGTGTTTTGAATGTAGTTTTGTGTTGCATCACGGAAAAACGAAAACATCTTATTTGCAATGATATTATAAATGTTCCTCATTTCTCCAAACAACCGGTTATTGTTATAATCGTAAACATTCCACCCATTATCGAAGTCAGGATAAATTTCCCTGATTCTTTTTGCGTACTCCGCCGGGTAGGCAGTATCAATTTTGCTTTGATCCATTTCCGGTGCAAAGATGTTCAAAAGTTCGCGGGTGCTGATAATGTTTTCCAAGTTAAAAAGATTATCCATGAAATCTATTTCCTCCTCATTCATGTTTTCAATAATCGAAATTAAAAACTCTCTTTTTTCATCAGTTGTTGTTTTCATCGTTCTTTGTTTTTTAATTGTTTGTTGTTTCTTTAAACACTATAAAGATACGAAAATCATTTGTACCACACAAATAAACACAAGTTTTTTGCGTTAAAAAATAGCCTATTTCGTTAACAAAACGAACATAACAAGTTAAACATTCTAAAAAATTGTAACAGAAAAAAAAGAGAAAAAAGTAACAAAAAAGAGAAAAACAGTGTTATAAAACTATGTTTAAAAAGTATGTTTAAGAAGTATGTTATATAACATATATATGTAACCCTGCTAAACGTTATACGAAATTTAAATAGTCCTACGAAATGTTCGTAGAAATACGAAATTTAAATAGTGATACGAAATATAAATAACATTATGAAAATCCCATAATATTACGAAATGTTCGTAGCAATACGAAGTTTTAGTAACCGTCTCTGTTCGTAATTTACCGAACATTAAAATTTGTTAAAATCTGAGCTTAAATTATACCTATAACTTAAGTAACCGGCTATCTTCACCCGCGACGAGAACAACATTAATAAGCTGACATCCTGGAACGTAGGGTAGCACCCCCTTTTGGATAATCAGAACGGGTATCATCTATCCCCCATAAAATTTTTCCAATTTTTTCCAAAATATTCCGTTATTTTCACTGTTATGAATAGCCTTTATGGTATAAAAAGTGTGGAATATACACGGATAAGGGCTGTTGTTTGGGTATTATTTTTATTGTTGGTGTAATCATATACGTTTTAATACCCGTGTCGCTTATTTCCCTTGCCTCTGTTGAACTTTTGCTATTGTTCCTATACGGATATACATTAGAGGTTAGAAAGTGTCTTAAATCGCCTTAAAATGGATTGTTTTACATATGGTGTCTTTTCGGCTATAAAATCATCGTTAAGGAGTGTCATATTTGTGGATTAGTTTAAATATTTTAGTACGGTTGCAATTATATTGCCGCTACGCTTATTTTTTTAAGCAAATAATTAAGATTTAGGATAGAGTAAAAACATTAGTATAATATTTTAAAGTAACAAATGATGATGATCTATGATATAATAGGAATTTACTCTGTTTTTCGACATTCAAACGCTTTCCACACGCCTGTTTGTGTAATTTAAGTGGTAGTCATATGAAAAGTCAGTTTGACTGTCATATAAGAAGTCAGTTTGACTGTCATATAGAAAGTCAGTTTGATAGTCATATAAGATGACAGTTTCATAAAAAAGCATAATAATTCTAAATTCACTTGCGCAATTCAAATATTATATGTATATTTGTGCCATAATTATGAATAAAATATGCGAAAGCTTATTATAGTGGATAGAGATACTGGTGAAATAATCGATGATGGAAAATCTGTAAAATATAGCTGTTTTGTTCATACAGGCGGCATTGATTGGACGTCTATCGTAAATTTTAATCAATTAAAAGCGATGCATTTTATGGCGTGGAAAATGAATAATGATGGAAGCATTCATCTTGTTGGTAAAAAGAAACAGGAATTAATGGAATATCTTGGGGTTGCCGAGCGGCAATATAACAGGATATTAAAGCAAATGATGAGGCTTGATCTTATTCGAAGAATTTCTAATGGGGAGTATATGGTTAATCCATCTATTGTCTTCAGAGGCTCATCAAATAGGCTAAATTATTTTATAGAGAAATATAGTGAACAAAAACATCAAAAATAGTGCATTATGGAAACAGAAAAAGAAGAGACTTATTTAATATTTTGGTTTACAGGGGGCAAAGACCCACGATTAAAGATGAAAAAGCGTGAATTTATGGTATATGTAGAGATGGCTTCGACCGCCGATAAAAACGGTAAGATAACACTCTCCCCCATGATTAAAAAAAAGATAATGGATAATTGTGACATGTGTTTAAGAACATTCAGCTATGCCATTTCAGGCGTTGTTAAATCCGGATTAGTGAAAAAACTATCCGCACATGATTTCGTCCTAAACCCTAATTATACTACGTCTAATTCTTCTAATGATAGGGATATGCTTATCGAAGAATATGCCAAACTTTAATAACAAACAGATGAATATAATATTTTGAATAATAGACGAAAAATGGCTAATTATACCAGAATTATTTGAATATTCTGGGCATTTTCTGTCAAAATGGGCAAAAAGGTAAAATTACAATAAATAATAAACAAATATGGCTATAAGCACAAGACTATCGTTTAAGCCTGAATGGGTTGCTGAAAGATCAAACGATTTTACCTGCAAGAGGTGTGGAGAGGAGTTCCGTATTGGAGTTGTGGATGTGTATCGCCTATGGGTGCTCGGATATAGGGATGACAAGGCAATTTCCGGTACAAAGACCGACACCGTTATCTGTGAAAATTGTTATGATGATGTAAAATTGGAACGACATGGAGATTAAATCAAACACAGAATTAGATAACGGCCATTTGAGGGATACAAACTTTAAAGCCGAAAAAGACGGAATGGATCTGGTGTTCTCCGTAACAGTCGATATTGACTACAAGGTGTACCGGCCGGATTACGACAGCCCACCAGAATATGAGGTCAAACATAGATATATCTACGCAATATTAAAAGAAGTGTGGAGTGGTGGGGAAAAAATAAGGCTCCATGCTAAAGAAGAGGTAAAGCTTGAGGAAGAGCTTGAGAAGCAGTTAGAAAAGTTATATCACGATTAAAAAACAACGAAAATGGAAACAAAAAAACCTACGAAAGAAATGAAGACTCAAATGGACGTATTTATGGCACAAGCAGCTTACTATCAAAAAGGGCTGCACGAGATTGTCCAGGCGTATCGCGAAAAAGGATTAGACGTCGCTGGAATGTCTATTGTTCACTGTGGATCTACTCCAGGAAAAACAAGGGTCGGTCGTTCCATTTTAGCTGATCCAGCAGATGTGTTATCGATGTTAGACGATATTAATAAGGCCTTTCCTGGAATAATAAAAATGTATGTATTGAAAAACAAAATAGAGAAATAAGTTAAAAACGATAATTGCAGAAAAAAATGACAAAAAGGGAAATGGTATATAATAAATTCGGCGGACTTTGTGCCTATACTGGTAAACCGTTGGATGATGACTGGCAAGTTGATCACATAAACAGTAAGATAAAGCACTGGTACGATACCGTACACTCAACTCCACATGTTGGAACGATAGAAGAGTATAAGAGAGAGTTCAACAAGAGGTTAAAAGATGGTGATAATATTGACAATCTTTTACCGGCTCTTCGGATCGTAAATCATTACAAACGCTCATTAGATTTAGAGGGATTCCGGAGCAGGATGATAAACTTCCATAAGAGGCTTTCAAAGCTTCCTAAGAATCCCGTTAGTGAACAGTCTATACGGAGGAAAGAATATATGCACCGCGTAGCTGATGCGTTCGGCATAACACCTGATAAACCATTTACCGGTAAATTTTATTTTGAAACGATTTGAAAAATTTAAAAATAAAAATTATGACTTACAGACAGCTTAAACAAAAGATTGAATCGATGCCGGAAGTATGGCTAGATGCAGATGTTCAGGTTATGGGAGAACGAACTCCGGCTACATCCGCTTATTTGGATAAAGTTGATGATGACATGTTTTGTCTCATTGACTGTGACGAGGTCTATTTCAGGAGTGATCTTAGTAGTGAAGAGATTGACGACGAAGAAAAATTCGGACTTATCGCAAATAAAGGAGATTACTTTATATTTTTAGATGAATAATAAAATAATTAAACAACAAAAAGATTATGACAACAATACAAGTAGTTAAAATTATGAGAGAAAAAAATTCAAAGTGGGAAAAGGCACTTGAGTTAAACATTGACCAATTTGATGCGATCAATCGAATCTATGATGAAAATGGATTTGAAATTGATGAATTTTATGACATCAAACGGCCAAAGAACAATGAATTAATTGATATCCCGTCTTTTCCTTAAAATTGGAGGTAACGCAGTATTTACAAATGTTTAATAAAAACCAGCTTATGAAATATTTAATAATAGACAACGGTGAGGCGTTTTTCACGCACTGGTTTGATATCGATTATGTAAGAGAAGGAATGATAGTTGTCGATCTGATAAATGATTTAATCAGTTTCGACGGGTTTACATGGATACAAATTGAGGAAGATTCTTTATAATTAAAACAGAAAATGATGTGGGGAGACGACAATAGCGACAACAGCGGATATATAGTGCGTCACACTAACGGAAAAACCGGACGCACGTATCATAGGAACGGACTGATAAACGGGAAGGTTCCTGTTTATTTTGATGGCGAAAAAACTGCTGTACTTTGCAGTGCAGAAAAACTAAATGTTATAGGATTAATAGATTAATAACAAAAACAAAAGAGGATAAAATTGTGAACAAATTAAGAGATGAAATTCACGAAAATGCAAGGGCAAAAGGGTTCTACGATAATGAGAGAGAAATAGGTACTCTTTTGATGCTGATTGTTTCGGAGATTGCAGAAGCAATGGAGGCAGACAGAAAATGTTACAGGGCAACAAAGATAGATTTTGTAGAAAAGCAAGAAGGCGAGTCATTCGTTAATCACTTTAGAGACAAGGTGAAAGATACATTTGAAGACGAACTGGCGGATACTATTATTCGTGTGCTTGACCTTTGCGGATATATGGATATTGACATCGATAAGCACGTCGCACTGAAGATGAGATATAATAAAGAGAGGGAAAAAATGCACGGAAAAAGATATTAAGATGGAAACAGCAGATATTAAAAGACTTGGTTTAATTTTAGCTATTCAGGCTGAAATAGAGGGAATGAAAGTTGAAAATGAAATCATAAAAATGAAAGGTGATTTACCTGTTTATAGAGAGGATAGTTTTTTCCAACTTAGTATAAATTTAAGAGATATTATTCATAAGAAAGATGAAGAACTATGAAAACAGCAGAAGAGATTGAACAACTGGCAGCCAAACTGTATCCGGACGTATCGTTCAAAAAAGACGTCGAATCAGAAGATACATTCAGGACGAATGAAATAAGGCGCATAGAAAGGCTTGCCTTTGCTGAAGGATACAAGCAAGGGTATGATTATGGCTACGAGATAGGGAAAAAGGCTTGGCATAGAGATGGTTATAAAAAATGATTACTTTATTAATTTAAACAATAAATGGACAATGGGATTTGACCAGGATTTATACAACGGATATAAGGAAATAGTATCAACATTTGTTAGAAACATGCCTTTCCTGTACAATGGCGAACCGTTAGACTGGATAATGGCGGATGTTGGGATGATGAAAGATTTAATGGATAGTGGGGATTACGAAGCAATGAAAGCGATAAAGGATTCTATTTCAGAATACATGAAAGAAACTTTTAAAGATTTTCTTACTGAAAAAGAAATAGATGATTTTGTTGAAAAGAGTATAGACAAAGAATTAAAAAACAAATTATAATTAAAAAAACAGAATATGAAAAACAGGGAGTGTGTAACTACAAATGGACGAGCAGTTTTCTATGCAGCTATGTGGCCTGATTTAAGGGATGCTGCAATGGATAAAGGGTGGGCGTTAGCCTTGCATGGAAGTCTTATAAGTGACATGGATATAATGGCAATGCCTTGGACTGACAAGGCCTCATCTGCAAATGATATGGTGGAGGCATTAAGAAACTGCTTCACAGATGCAGAGTGTATAGAAATCCAGGTATCTGATATGCCAAATAACAGACAAGTAATTACACTTTCAATTTGGGAAGATTTCTATCTGGATATAAGTATAAGTAAAACAAACCTATTATGAAACCAACAGAAGAGATTGAGAAATTGGCAAACAAATTATATCCCGGCGCTTCATTTGAAGAGGATTACGATCTTGATGACGATCTGTTAGGTTGTTGCCCTAAATGCGGAAGGTATTACGATGAAATTGGAGCCGATTTACAATACTGCAAAGCATGTGGGTGGGATGCAGAAAATAAAAAATTTGATAAACCAATAAAGCCAACGGATGATGATTTTATGGCGGGAGAAGCAGATATACTAACAGGAAAATGGAATTGATTATGACAGCAGAAGAAAAGGCAAAAGAATATGCTGATTCAATACACCCAGCATATGTGCCAGAAACAATAGTCGAAAATACTGTATTAGATTTAAATAAATTTGCTCAGACTGATTATTTAGCCGGATATAATGAGGCTAAAAGATGGATAAACACAGAAGAGGAGCTACCTCCGATCCTTCCAAACCTCAATTACAGCGCACCTGTGTTAGCTAAGGTGAAAGATAGTACTGACTTGCAGGTTATGTGCCTGCTGTTAGTCGCTGATGGTGATGATGAAGATGATGATTTGGAATATTCGTATTCATATTCTTGGGGAAATTGCTATGGAAATATCAACGGCGATCCTTACTGGGATGATGCGTACGAGGTTATCGCCTGGAAACCAATAGAATAAACATTAAAATAAACAAATATGGAAACAATAGAAATCAGTATTGAAAGATTGAGAGCAGCATACAAAAATTCAACACCGGAGATGAAAAAATTTCTGGAATATACTTTCGGAGAGAAATGTTTTCCAGAAAATGAGAAGAGTAAAAATAATAATGACAAAACAAACATACACAAACAAAAGGAGGGACAACAAATGAGTAAACAACAGATGAACAAAGAATTTGAATATAGAGGATTTAGGTTTAACATTAAGGTTGAGCTTAACTCAAGAGTCGAGAAAAGTTTGAATGGTAATCGGTGGCATACGGTTATTCTTAATTGTATGGGCGGTGATAATTTTTATATAAAAGAAGAAATTCCTGATGATGAACTTGTTTCTTATGTAACAAAATGCGAAAGATTTGCAAAAGAGTATGTAGATGGGAAATTAGATGGAGAGCAACCATATGATGAAAGATTAACTGAGCTTGGTTTTAAATAAATTACAATTATGAAGATAGAGGAAGAAAGACTCGGGTCAGCAATAAAATTAGCAAACGAACTGGCGGTTAAAGAAGGTCTTCAAACTGTAGGTTACCCGGAATACTGGTATAAGTTTTCAGCATATACACTATCAACTGATGTTGAAGATGCGGGAAGATTGTATCTGATTCTAAAATATGGTTGCAGGCACAAGTGGACAAAAGGAACAACCTTGTATATTGATCTCTCTAATTTTAGAGTAGTACAGGGATGGAATGATGATTGCGATACTGATGAGCATAACCGCATGAAACAGATCGCTAATAAGGTTATGGAATATCTTAAAGAGATAGAGTGAAATATTAAAATAAATCGAAATGGATAGAAAACAGGAAATATTTACTGTGATAACCGATATCATAGAAGAGAAAAAGCGAACCAGTATATATCCGCCAATAGCAACAATTGAAGAAATTGCTGAGAAAACAGAAAACTATGTTCCTATTTTAGACTTTGGAATATTAAAGGCTTATGACCTAATGAATAATAAATTTAAAATGTCAGATAAATAACTATGGCACTATTTATATGCGAGAATTGCGGGTGCATTGAGAACACGGCACTTGGTTTTTACTGGGGAAGGGAATTTGTTAAGTTTAAGGATGAATCAATGGACGGAAAAGCCCTTTGCTCCGAGTGTGCACCTTCTCACTTTGCTGACGGGACGCGTGCGGGAAGGTGCGTATGGCATGGGAGGTTTGAGAAAGTGAAGTTTGATCCGCTTATACATAAATTTGAGGATTATGTAAACGGAGAGCAGATAAAGAAACAATTACAAAAGGAAGCTCTTGTTGACATGATGAAAAAAGATGAGGAGTTGGGGTTATATAGAGAATAAAAAAGGCGGGGAACTAATCCTCGCCTCTTTTACGCTATTCGCATCTGTTATTTCTTCCACTTTTTCGCTTCTTCACAGCACCCGGCAATCCACCCGAGAACATATTCAAACGGTTCATGTTCTTTAATATCCGCTCCAATGTGTTCAAAAAGATGTTTTGCTGCATGTGATGATTCGTGAGCAACAATCTCGAAAGTCATGCTCTTCTTGTTTGGAAAAAATAATACAGCCCCGTATTTATGCTTGTCTTTGCTTTGAACACAAGCCGTAAACGCATCAGTTTTGTTCATATATCCAGCTTCAAGATTAAGAGGATACCCATCGTAATCTTTGAATTTTTCAGCTATGATATCCGGTGTTTTGTTGATCACGATCCATATTTTGAATGGATATATGACCGGGTCAAACTCGTGTACGATTGCTTCTTTCATATTGA